TTTGCATAGTAGTTACCAGATTCATCATATGTTCTTCTTGCTAACTCATCTGCTAGATGATTATATTCTGTTATGACAGTATCTTTTTCAAGCGCACCATTAATAACTTCTGTTAATTGAACAAAATTTTCATCATTAAGTTCATCAACATCTTTTCTTGCTAAAGTAGCAGTAATTCTTAATCTATCAGCACCTGGTGCTGTAAAGTTATTGAATCCTTGAGCATTATCTGATAAAGAAGGATCAATATCTGCAGATATAATATCTTCTCTTATTTTAAATCCAATTCTATGACTTGAAGTATTGGCATATTGATCTAATATTAAAACTTCATCATCAACATCTACAAAATGTCCTCTTAAAAAGTAAACACCTGCAGACATTTTAAATGCCATACCTATAACAGCAGCTTCTGTTGATATTGTGCTTGCAAAACCTTCACCAGCTGCTATGAAAGTAGTGGCAAAACTTATAGATTCAACTGTCTGTAAAACTTCATTATCTAAAAATGTGTTTACATCATTATTAACACCACTTCCCCTATATGCAATGTATAGAGTGACATTACCTCTTTCTGATTCTTCATCTGTAATGTATGTTATTACTTGAGCAGTTACACCTGATGATGCACCTTGTATTTTTTTACCTACTAATTGATCTAGATATAAACTTACAGGAATTCCTAAAAATTCAGAATCTATCTGTATACCAAAAAATTGATCTCTAAATTGTGATCCACCAGGTATTACTTTAGCACCTTCTTTAAAGAAGTGATTACCCATGTCTTCAATCTGATTCTGAAGAATAGATTGCATGGTAGTAAGTTCTCTTGCCTGAACAGGAAATCCAGGTTTATATAATACTTTATAGTAATTACTAGACGGCTCAAAATCATCAAAATAAGGAGCAACGTTTAGATTAGTTTCCTGAGGCATGATTTTTTAGAATTGCAAGATTATTTTTAGGTCTTCCTTTTGGGACTTAGATCTGGTAATGGAAGGTCTATTATCTACATATACTACTTCACCAGAATATTTTTTAATTTCTGGTTGAGCAATACCACTAACAAAGTTTTGACCCAAATAATATGTCCTATTATTTATTACTGTTGAAATACCTTGGAATCCAGTATCAATACCAACAGCTACACTACCACCATTGATTGTATAACTTCCACCTGTAGCAGTGCCAGGTGCCTCTATAAGATGTGAAAACCTGTTCATCCTAAAACCATATACTGGATTAGGTTCAGCAAGTCCAGTGGATGTAAATCCAGCAGTTGTTCTATCTTGCCAATATTTTAATACACCTGTAGCTTGGTCATATGATATCACTCTACCAACAGCAGTAGACCCAATTCCAACTGTTTGAGTGATAAAAGAGTCAGGAGTAAAAACTGCTGAACTATAACCAGCACCTGTTAATCTTAAAGCATATACAGCACTTGCTTTTTCAGATATTAATAACTGATCAGATCCTTGAGCTTGAGGATTTTTTAAAATACCAACTCTCGAGAACTGTTGTCCTGTAACAAAATCTGGGTTTTCTGAATCATTTTCAAATCTAGCATATGCTAGAGCATTTAATGCACCTAATTCTAAATAAACATCTTTTCCATGTCCACCTGGTGGAGGAATAATGACATTAAATGTAGGTGTGGTGCTTCCCAAAGGAACTCCACCTGCTGCTAAGTCAACACTACCAAAAGTATATCCAGATCCACCATCTGAAACTGTTACTGTTTCTACCTTTGAATCATTATTAACCACAATAGTTGCTTTAGCACCTTGACCATCTCCCATAATGGGAACATTTGTGTATGTAATATTAGCAGTTCCTAGACCAACTCCTCTATTTGTAATAGTACAAATTTTAATTTGACCACTAGCATCTGCATTCTCTCTTATAGGAGAATATGTTGCACTAGTAAACCAATCATCAGGAACAGGAATATAATCAGTTGAATCAAATTTTATCGCTTCACTTGGTCTTACTGTATAAAGATACTTCCAAATATATCCATCACCACTACTACCAGCAGCTCTAGGTTCTAGATCTGTGAATGTTGGTTCATCTAATGAAGGACCACCCTGATTATTATTTTCAGGATTAGCATTATTAAACAAACAAATATAAACTCTGTAATCTGAGTTGATTATATAATAGTTTGCAGAATAGATATCAAAAGCACCAGATGGTTGAGATGCATTATCTCTTGTGATATCATTTCTCCACATATCATATGTCACACCAGACTGCCATCTTAACTTTCTAACCACTTGACTGATATCAGAAGAGTTAATTCTTTTCACTGCTAACATGGTGTCATAATAATCATCAGACTGACTGAATGCATCTTTAGGCGCAGGAGGATCTGAATCCCAAGTGGAAGAATAATTTGTAGCATTAGGCAGACCAATAAATGCATAGTAAGAGTTTGCACTGGATTGCACACCAGATACAAAGTTACTTGCATTTACTATTCTCAGTTGATCAGTTATTATCGCTGCCATTTTTAAGTTTTCTTTTTATTTATAGGGTTTAGATTGAATCAGGATAGATCACAATGGTTCCAACCATTCCAGAATGACCAGATGAACAAGCATAATATAATCTATTTGGTGCTGAGAAAGGAACTTCAAATTTGATAACTCCTACTCCAACTCCAGCATTTGTAATTCCTGTGTTGTAAACATTACCAGAGTTATAAGTACCTGAACTAGTTTGAATAGCAAACCCATGTCCAGATGCATTCACATTAAATTGATAAGTTTGTCCTCTAGCAAGATATAGAGTTGAGTTTGATGCATTAGATAATCCACCAGGTCCATTAAAGATGTAGTTACTAGAACCATTGTTAGTAACTGTCCATTCAGCAGTTACAAACTTTCCATCTCCACCACCAACATATGATTTAGCAGTTACAATACCAGTTACAAGACCTGCATCAATATTGTTCTGGTCAATAGTAACACCAGAACCAACTATGACCTTACCAGTTACTCCACTATTGTTTTTACTGACTAATTCTAACCAGTTTCCACCATGTGCATAATACATTAAACCTGTATCATGTCCATGAGCAACAGCACCATGATATGTAGATGCTGATGGGAAATCACTTACTTGAGCATAATAGAATGGAATTACATTATTTGTTTGAATACCAACTATCTGATGATTTATATCAGCAATAGCACCATTTACAACTAATCCATTATGAACAGTTGCTGATCCACTCACATCTATATTTGCATTAACATCAGCATTACCACCAAAGGTTGATACTCCACTTACATTAATTTGATTTACTGTGAGACCACCAGTGATATTACCACCAGCATTAACATCAATAGCTCCAGCAAATGTGGAAATACCAGATGAGTATTCACCAACAACTAAAGTATTAGTTCTAACATCAGTTGTATCAGCAGCACCAGCACTAATTGTAATTGTTTTTTCAGCACCAGATCCAGATGCAACTACACCAGATCCTACAAAGTCTAATGTTGTTGCAACAGTTGATAATGCACTTCCCTCATCTTTAACAGTGATTCCACCAGTAACATTTGAAATATTAGATCCATCACCATGCAAGAAGTTTGAATAAACATCAGTTGCTTGTAATGATGTTGCACCTGTAACAATACCAAGAGTTGAAATACCTGGTACAGCAAGACCAGTAGTAACACCAATTATATTCAGACCTTTTGTATGTGCACCTACAAATAATGTATTTACAGTAGCAAGACCAACTACATTTAAATCATCAAAATCATTTGGGGGATCAGATATAGCATTTTCTATTGTTAGTTTAGTTGTAGCATCTAATGTTGCTATGTTCTTTAACTGTCTAGCACTACTTACAACTTCATTAGCACCAACAGAGAATGATGCAGCAGTAAGAATACCTGCTATATTAGCACCTGCTGCATTGAGTACGTGAGCACCAAGTGTTGCAACACCCACTACAATGCTAGGTGTTCCTAGTAATCCATATGCTAAGTCTGCTCTAGTAGCAGATGATGCAGTTCCAGTAACATTACCAGTTAGAGCACCTATAAAGCTAGTTGCAGTTATAACACCAGTACCAGCATCAATACCAGCAGAGTTATGGTGACTGCTGTTCCAACTACAGCAGTGGTTAATATACCACTATTAACCTTTTATGAGTTTGAATTTATTGTAGTGATGTTTACACTGGTTATAGAACCAAACCCAATACTAGCAGTATCAGATATAGCAATAGTAGTAGCAGCAATACCAGTGTGATCTAGGAATACAGTGTTTAAACCAACAAAATGATCAGTTTCAGTTACATTTTGAATTGCTAAAGTCCTAGCAGTTACACCAGCTGAGACATTAATACCATCTTCAGAGGTTGTAACTATACCAGCTACCTTAATAGTTTCATTTGATATTATATTACTTGCAGTCATTACACCTGCTACAGTGTATCCAGCATCAGAGAATGTGTTGATACCTGCTAACTTTGTAGTTCCTGTTATTGTTCCTACGCCAGTTACTTGGAAGTTGTTTGCATTTATATTGGCAGTGTTTGCTAATCCAGTTATAACAGGTGCACCAAAAGTGGTGCTTATGCTTAGAGGTCCTGATACTGTAATAGAACTAACAATTCCTACAAATAGATTTGTCCCATCTCCTATCTTTCCATAAACTTCATCAAAATTTGAATTAACCTTAACGGCACCATCTAAAAGGCTGTCACCTGTTCCATCATTGGGCGTGGTTCCTGTACTAATTCCTAATTTAGCCATTATTAATTTAAAGGTTTTCCGTAAATGTATTTATTATGTCGCATAGTCCCTAAATTCTAGAGGTTTAGATCTAGAGATTATGGTAGATGTTGTTAATCCTATAGAACCATTTCCAGTGTAAGCATCAAAGTTGTTTGATTGATCTCTGGTAACTACAATCTTACCCCAACTATAGTTAGCCCAGTAAGAAGAAGGTAATATGGCACCTGTATAGGTTTCACTTGATCTAGTGTCAAAAGTAGCAGTTCCTACTCCAATGTTACCAGAATCAAAGGTTAATAATGAGGATGAGAAGTTAACTGTACTTAATCCAGCAATATTAGTGAATACTCTTCTTACATTAGTTGTGCCACTTCCTACAGTAGCAATACCAATTGATGTATTAGAAACAGTAACAATCTCAGTGCTCTCCACTTGATATACATTATCTAAGAAAGAGGTTGTTGCTCCAACTATTGTGCTAGTATCAGTTGCTCCTCTAGTTTCTAGAGTTCCAAATGCTTTATTTATTTGGAATGTGCAATTTGAACCAGGTGAAGCACTAAGAGTGATAGTATCATCAAGTTTGTATCCTGATCCTTGATCTCTAATTGTAACTGCAGTTATGACACCATTAGTTACAGTAACATCAACCCTCAATCCATTTCCAGTTCCACCTCCAGTTCCTTGATTTAATCTGGTTCCACTATCTTCACCATCTTCAGCTTTGTATCCTGATCCACCATTAGTTATAATTAAACTGGTTGGTGTGTTAACACCCTGACCTCTAGTAAACAGATGGTTACTATTAGTAACCACAAAGAAGTCACCAGTGCTGATTCCACTAACTGTAACAGCAGCACCAACTGGTGATGTTGCTCCACCAGCATCTCTTAATATAGAATTTTCAGATATAAAGAAGTCAAAGATTAATTTGTTCTTTCCACCAACAGTGGTTGTTCCTAATCCAACTATTTCACCAAAATCACCTGAATATGAATCAACATCTACATTGAACTCTATTACAGGTTTAGGTGGTTCTATCTGTATTACAGGTGGATTAGTATTAGTATAACCAGTTCCTGCATTTGTAACTGTGATACCTGTTATAGTTCCTCCAGCACTTACTGTTGCAGTGGCAGTAGCAGTGGTAAATCCACTTCCCTCAGGAGGAGCAGAGAATTTAAGAGTAGGAACTCC